TACCGACAAGAAGAAAGAAGCTAAAAAAACGGGAGACTACAAATAAAACACTTGACAATAATGTTTTATTGTGTTATAATGTGTAACATATGTCGATATACGAAGATTCCTATATATTGGTATGGAATCGACATAAATTTTAATATGGATAAAGTGAGAATAATATGACAGCAACTATTAGTAAGGAAGAACGATACGCTATGATACGACGAGCAGCTAAAAAAGTGCAGAAAGGTCGTAATTTGAAAAATAGTTCTAAAAAACTAACGGAAGAAGTTATACGAATTGATCGTCAAGATCATAAAGAGCGAATATCTTGGAGTGACGCTGATGAATATGCTAAAGCTCATTACGGTGATATTTACAATGCAAATGTAAAAGAGGAATGGAATTAAGATGGATAATCTTATTGATTTGGGTAACTACCCACGTAATGATGTTGACCTAATATCTCGTGAATTTATTCGAATGGTATATCTTGATGTATTAAAAGATTATGCTAAAGAGTCGGAAAAAGAAGATAAAGAAGAAAATGTCATAAAGAATATCGAAGAACTAATTAAATCTCTTGAGATGGTAATCATTATGTTAGATAATAGTGATGATTTTCTTAAATTCATACATTCGGGTGGAGAAGTTAAAACTTCTTCCGAAGAAGATGAAGAATACGATAGATTTTAATTGGAGATCTGATATGATTGAATTATATGATGATGTTGTACGTGCGTTACAAAGTGGTAGTGCTAACGTGAAATTCATGAAGGTCAATGGAGATTTCCGTGACATGACTTGTACTCTAGAAGAGTCTGTTATCGGAAAACAGGAAGTTGATCCTAATGGAAAGACAAAGGTCAATCGTGAGGTTGTCCGTTGTTATGATACGAATGCTGAAGGGTGGCGTTCGTTTAGATTAAACTCTGTCCTAGAGTTTAGTAGTAGAACCCTAAGTTGGACTCTATAAGATGCCTAGAAAACCAATGACAGAAGAACAACGTGCAGCTGCGGTCGAGAGACTTGCAAAAGCACGTGAAGCTCGGGGTCACGATGGATCTAAGTCAGTACATGAAAATCTTCGTGACATGGATAAGGATAGTCCTATACATTGGAAGAAGGTGAAGGGTTGGATAACGGAAATACAGACTGAGTTGAAATCAACTAAGGCTAAGAAAACATCCAAGGACAGAAAAGAACGTGCAGAATATATTAATCTGGAAGTTTACCTTTCTAATCTTAAGAAGTATATTGCGAGTGGTATCTACCATGACTCTCGTTATGGTCGACACCGTGAAGGTCGCATGAATACTGTAGTCCGTACCCTAGCATACCATCCAGATGGATTTCCTAAAAGAACAGTAGGATTTTATTACCCTGATCTTGGTGGACAAGTCTGGACAAAGGAGATGGATGATGAGTATCAAAGAAGTAGAAGTCTCGAAAGGAACCGAGGACGAAAACAAGTTTCTGAACAAGAAAGCGTTTAGTAAACTTATAGAGACCACAGTTTTCACAAAGAGACTTAGTTACATGGATGCTATATTACACGTATGTGAGAAAAACAATATTGAACCCGAAGATGTCAAACGGTACCTCAATAAAGCTATTCTCGAAAATGTTGAAGCTGAGGCAAGATCTTTGAATTTCTTGCCAAAGATGAATACATTAGATGTATAAATATAGTAGTAAACGCCAAATAATAGTTTACAAAACATACGATGTGTGGTATAATAAACCACAATACAATTTAATACACTGTTAATACTAAGGAAATATATATGTCTTTTGCAAGTCTAAAGTCCAATTCTATGGACATCTCAAAACTCGTCAGTGCCGCAAACGAAGCGTCTGGCGCAACTCAACAAACCAATAAGTACCAAGACGACCGTATCTGGAAACCCACTGTAGATGATTCTGGTAATGGCTATGCTGTTATTCGTTTCTTGCCTGCGATGGAAGGTATGGAGCTCCCTTGGGTTCGATACTGGGATCACGGTTTTAAGGGACCAACTGGTAAGTGGTATATCGAAAAGTCTTTGACCAGTATTGGTCAGAATGATCCTGTAGGTGAGTTAAACTCACGACTATGGAACTCAGGTATTGAGGAGGATAAGGAAACTGCTCGTAAACAAAAGCGTCGGTTACACTACGTCTCTAACATATTGGTGTTGAATGATCCTTCAAACCCATCTAACAATGGAAAGGTCTTTATGTACCAGTATGGTAAGAAGATCTTTGATAAGATTATGGATTTGATGCAACCAGAATTCCCTGGCGAAACTCCAGTAAACCCATTTGACCATGAGAGTGGTGCAAACTTTGAACTTAAGATTCGGAATGTTGCCGGTTATCGTAACTATGACAAATCAGAGTTCAAGTCTCCTTCTGCATTATTAGAAGGTAATGAGACTGCACTTACGACTGCATACAACTCTATGCACGAAATCTCAGAATATGCAGATTCTAGTCAGTATAAGTCTTATGATGAGTTAAAGCAAAAACTAGAGATGGTCCTTGGGCTGTCTACTGGTGTTGGTTCAACTGTTAAGAATGAGTCCTTGAGTCAGTCCGCTGAGTCTGCTCCTCTTAAAGCAGTAGGAGAACCTACTATTGTTGAAGCACCCACACCAGAGATTCAGTCTGCCTCTGATGAGGAAGACACTCTATCTTACTTTGCTAAGATGGCCGCTGAAGATTAATTTTCGGTGTCATGTGTTACGAAGAGGGACTCGAAAGAGTCCCTTTTTTTATGCAGTTCTTGTTCCCATAAATGGGTCCATAGAATCGTGTGAAGATAAACCATTACTCACAAAACTAGTACTATTGTTATTAGTATTGTTTGTGGAATTATTGGAGGGTGCGAATACTGCGTTTCCTCCAGTTTTATTTGCGGCAATTTGACTGGCGGTATCAGCACCTTCTTTCATTCTTGGTGCTTGTGTGGGGACTGGTTTAGCTATGGATGACACCACACTAATTTTCTTTATATCTTCTGCCGAAAATGAGTCTAGTCCTGAACCAAAATCTAGACTTGGATAACCATCAAATATTTCTTGACCAAACTTACCACCCTTTTTGGCAGCTTCTAACATAGGAATGGTGAAACCAAGTGTTTTACCTAAATCTTTTACCGAATCCTTTACATCACCATAATCCACATCGGACAATCCTTCTAACGAGGAGGTCAAACCTGAGATAGTTTTTGATATATCTTTTAAACCATTTAGATTATCTGCATTTAGAGTAGATAGCGGTTGCAATCCTTTATACACTTGTGTAAATACATCATCGTCATCTGAGGATCCAAACAGTCCCGTCACAAAATCTATGACTTTAGTGATGCCTTTGGCGCCCATGAGTGCAACCATTCCTAAACCGACAGCTCCCATACTATCTGCTACAGAGGATAAATTCTCACCATTTATACCAGCTAATGCTCCGAGACCCGTCGCCATATTGGTTAGTATATCTTTAAGACCAGTACCATCAGCTCCCAACGCTGCCATTACGTCTGTTACACCAACTAATGCTGTTAAAAATCCAGCTAAACCAACTCCAAATAAAGGTAGTCCTATTGCCGCGGCACTTCCAAATGCAGTTCCGAGTGCCAGTAAACCACCCAATGCTACCAAAGATTTTGCATCAAAAGCATTTAATCCTTGACCTAAACTGGTCATAATTTTCGCTAAAGAAGATCCGTCTGTATTTAACATAGACATCCCTTTATCGCCTAACGCTAAACCACCGAAGAACGCACTCAAACCAGCACCAAAGAATCCCATTTTAAGAGCCCCTTTCATACTACCAAACTTTGCTCCTATTGCAGCAACTGCGCCCATTTTGAGTAAACCTTCCGTGGGAGTTTCTGCAAAGGCTTCCCCAAGAGTGATCATACTCTTTTTGGTTGATGACATATCTGTACCAATCATAGCTTGAGCTTTATCACCAAGGGACAATCCAGTGAAAAATGCACCAATACCAAAACCTAATGCACCAAGTGTTGCGACTGCACCCAATCCTTTCATGGCAAATCCAAGACCAGCACCCACTCCAGCTCCAACACTAGATCCAAAACCGCCCGAATTATTAACAGTTTTCGATTTATCTACGGTCTTGTTTGAAACCTTTCCTCCGCCTTGAATTCCTTCTATAGCCTTGAGTAACCTACTCTCGAAAGTTTCCCTATCTTTCTTTTCTTCTAGATCATCTCCAGTTTCTTTACCTTCTTGAAATCCTCTTATTGCCTTTAGTATACCACGATTACTTTTTTCTATTGATTTGATTAAATCATTGGCGAATATGGATCGAACAGCAGAATCACGTACACGACCGGATATAATGTGTATGCCCATGTCTATGGTGCCTACCTTTTCTAGCATCTTATCAGTAGTGATCTTCTGGGATTCTAGTTGTTGTGCTATTTTTTTAAGGCTCATTTCTTATCCTTGTTGCTTGGCCCTTTGATTTTTTTCGTTGATATCGTCCATCAACATTGTTAGGTAAATCTCTCTCTCCCAAGGTATCATTCCTTCCACTTCGTTCAACGAGTAATTAAAATTATTTAACAGTTGGAAATTTACCTGATAATAATTAGTCAAAGTGTCGTGAGAGAGATTTATCAAAAAAAATCGTCCATGCCTCTTAATGTTTTCTTATTATTATGATTACAAGATTCACATTTGAATTCCACATCCTTTGATAAGGTTGGTATGGAAACAGCAAACTGTGATATCTTTTCGAATTGATCCGTTGTCATAGATTCTAAGAAGTTTATAATTTCTTCTTGGGGTTCATCTTTTATAGAGATTCTTTCATCATCTGTTAATACAGAATCCATACAACTAACGACCAGATGAAGTAAAGCTTCTGTTGCAGTATTACTATCTAATAGTTCTTGATTTGATAAAAAATCTTCATATGTGGGAAACTTCATCTTTACAACAATATCGTCTGTTACAGCTATAGTCATGTCGGGCATATCACCAACAACTTCAACTTCGTCCAGATCAATATTTACTTCATTATCAGTCTCACACTCTTCACATTTCATCAACACCGTAGAAACTTCTCCTACAGATTTAGAACGAATTTTAGTAAACATATAATCAACATCAAATGTTGATAGAGTCTCCTCAATTTTATCCTCAACACAGATATTAATTGTATTGACTATAGATCTTAATAGATCTCCTCTATTCTGTGACTCAAAAGCTATGAGTAAATTCTTTTGTTCCTTAACTAGGAATGGTCTGTAAATAACCTTCTGTCCTGACGAAGGTATTGTCATTTCATATGTGGGTGTTGAGTTTAACTTTGGTAATGCCATTTTATAAATCCTATATAATTTAAATTATTCCACCGGATAGACTTATTTTAGGAGAGAATAGACCTCTTTCATCTTTGATCACTCTCCAGTTTGTGTATGAAAATTGTACACTAACTTCTACTAATCCATCCGCATCATTTGATAGCTCGATACTACTTATAGTTGTCGGAAAGGCATCTACAAGTTCTACGCTGTATATTGATGCTCCCAACAAATCAAAATCTATACTTAAAGGTCCTAGATCAAAACCCACTCTCATAATAGGTTTTCTTAATTGGTGGATTTTGATCGGAGATACATAATCATTTTTGTATGCTACTGTTCCTTTTCTTAATGGGTTTCTAGTATTTCCTAGTTCCTCGGTCTTTCTTTTTTCATTTTCTATGGACTCTGGTGTTTGTTCTGTGTCTGTAGAAGCTTCTTTAGATTGCAATGCCGCATCTGATAATCTTTCTTCTCCTACCATAACTCTTCTCCAAGAGTCAAAATATTTCTTTATTCCATAGTCATTCAACGCATAAAATGTCATGCTGACATCGTCTACCGCAAAACCATTAACTACCTTTTCGTTAAATAGTCCCATTTGCCGATCTAAGGTGAGTATTTGTTTGCCAGGCATGGATACATTCTTACATAGAATATTAGCATCTCTTGGGTCCAAACCTGATAGTTTGGATTTGTTATTTATTCCTACTGTCGTGGGCATCTCTACCGAATACTGATTGGTCACAGCAATTCCATTTTTGGATATTAGTGCACCTTTTAGTTGTTCTATTCCAGCCATTTATTAACCCACCATCTTTTGAGAGTCGTTATATACTTTGAAGTTGTTCGCTTTACGGAAGTCTGCGGTTGGTAGAAATGTTGCGATTTCCCACTCAGGTGCAGGCACTAATGCGAACTGCGATTTTACCTGTTTATTCAGGTAATGTTTTACACATGGTTTATAATACTTCAACTTAGAAGAACTTTGTAAAAGAGAATACTGCGCCTTGAACCGTGTGGTGCTATTGAATGCCTTGTTAGTGGTAATACCCATCAATCCATCTAACATCTTTGCACGTAGTATAGGCGGTAAGTAATGTAGGTTCAAACCTAAAAAACCACCCTCCGCCGGGCCAATGACAACAACCAAGGGGAACAGATCGTAATACGGAAGAGTATCCTTATGCTTGGGATCGTATTGAAACATGTACATACTACCCACAATCTCATTACTGGTTCTTTTCAAAGGTTCTTCTTTCATCAACGCTTCTCGGTTGATACTACGAAGGTTCTTAGCCTTCTTTTGAAACCAAGCACGAGATTCTCTGGTACGGGGAGTTATGCCCGCCTTGAACGCTTGAAGTTCTAACCTGTTGAATATATTTGACACTATATAACTCTCTTAAAATCTATAGTTCTATTTATAAGAATATTAAGATAATGTGTTATTTCTTTTTCTTCTTGCGAAATGGTGATAGGGGTTTAATGATTTTCTTGGTCTTAGGCCTCTGCGTAGATTTGGGCATGATACCCATCGCAGTTAGTTCCTTCTCGGTCCACACTTCAAAGTGCCATCCTCGGTCCAGACAATACTCTCTTGCAGTCTTCCACTTAGATTGATTCTTAACGTATGTTAGACCCTCACTCAATAGTCTCTGACGGGTCTTACCTCGACTACTTTCGGGTTTTTGTGTTTCTTTGAATGGCTTTACTTCAACTACGACAGTACGACCAGTGTCATATTTTATAACAAAATCGGTGTAATACCGATGCATCTGTTTGTCGGTCTCGCATATATATGGGATGATGAGTTCTTCAGATACCCATTGGACGACAGAACTATTGCTGTCGCACCATTTCATTACATGACGTTCCCACATACTGCGATACACAATATCATCTGAATTACCAGCATATTTTTTGGGGTTTAGTGGTTTGTATCTACCTTTATATGTTTTCATCATAAATTGTGTATAAATAGTATTATAATATTTATAACCCACAAAGAGTAGTAAAATGAGCGATACAGTAAATACTTCTGGAGATGAAAACGGACAAAAGGAAGAAGTTGAAGAAAAATTTTCTGACGATGAAATTTCAGGACCTTTATCATATCCCATAGATGAAGGTTCTCAATACAGCTCTAGGGTTGTTTTTATGATAGGAGAAATTGTTCCTCCACAAGTATCAGGAAATACCTCTGCTGGTGATGCTTTGAAACAAGTTAGTAGTAGCATTGTCCAAAGAGGTAAGGAGGCCTCATCATCAGATGACAATAACAATAGGATTCTTGGTTTTTTGTCCGGTATTGCTGAAGATTTTACGTCAATATTAGATGATTCTAAAGTAAAAATTGTTAAAGGTTCTGATGGAAAGGACATTACACGAGAAAAGGGAACGGGATTTGACCCTAATACTAGAAAATTAACAGGAAAATCTATAAGCATATACTTACCTGTAGGATTCGCTTCTACTGACACATTAAACTATGAAAGTCCTCAATTAGGTGTTCTGGGAGCTTCCGTACAATCAGCAATAAATAGTGGTTCTGATTTGGCGTCCTCTACAAAAACGGGAATAATGGATCTGATAAGTTCATTTTCTACTGCTGAAGGTGGCGATCTCGCATCTTTAGGGATGACGAAACTAGCAAGTAAAGGTCCGGCAGAGGTTAGTTTAGGTGCTTCTGCGGCTTTAAGAGTTACTGCTGACCCAAATATAAGGACACTATTTAAAGGTGTCGGTGTTAGACAATTTCAATTTCAATTTAAATTCATAGCTAAGTCCAAACAGGAAGCTGTGATGGTAGAAAATATAATAAAACGATTTAGATATTATTCTTATCCTGAGAGTATAACATTGGGAGAGTCCATAGGTGCTGGTTTTAAATTTCCCAACCCTTTCAATATTGCAATAGAGTCTACTGACGAAACCGGAAAAATGGTAACAATTGGTCATAGAATATTGGGTTCATATCTAACAACTATAAACACAAACTATAACGCATCTTCAATGTCCTTTCATTCTGATGGCAGACCTGTAGAGATTGATCTGAGTCTTACATTCACAGAAGAGACTACCTTGAACAGAACAAAGATTAAGGAGGGTTTCTGATGGCATATTTTAAAAATTTCCCGAAAGTAGGTTATCTATTTCAAGCAGAACCTGTGGTAATGACTAATCTGTCTGTGTACGCTGAAGTCATCGACGAAATTAGATTATCTTCGAGTTTTTATCAAGATTATTATATAAAAAATGGTGAGAGACCTGATCATATCGCATATAAAATGTATGATAATCCTCAACTTTATTGGGTATTTTATCTTATGAACCCAAAACTGAGGGAACAGGGTTGGCCTATGTCTCAAGAAGAGGTAATGACTAAAGTTAAGAGGGATCACCCTAATCAAACATTCCGATTCATCACCAATACACCATCAAAATTGCATGTAGGTCAAGAGATAGAGGGGTATACTTCTGGATCTAAAGCTACTATACTACACATAAACTTGGATCTCGGTCAGGTAACTGTGGATTCGAATGAATCATTTGCGACAGATCAATTGATAAAATTAGTTGAAAACAATTTAACTTACTCTTTCTTCTCTATAGAAAGTGAACATCTTGCTGCTCATCATTATACGTTAAACGGAGAAATAGTTGACGTAAATCCATATCTACCCGTGCCTGTTGATCATGTCAAAGTTACTAATTCGAATTTTTATATCAGTGAGAATGATAAACTAAAACAGATAAGAGTAATAAAACCAAGAAATATTAATACGGTTGTCAATGCATTCAGAGATGCCATAAGGTAATTTTATAATGAGTGAAGCAAATCTTAGTGCTATCGAGACTGTAGATCCTATAGAATTCAAATCTATTGTCATCGAATCTGATAAAATGGGAAAGAATCCTGTCGATATTACTGATATGACAGTGGAGATACAGATTTTTGAACATATCGACAAACCTTATCTCACTGCCTTGTTAGCTTTTGCTGATACCAATGATTTAGTTTCTACCACTGATATTTCCGGTGGCGAGAAGGTAACCATAACCTTACAACTAACCAGACCGGACACGATAGAGGTGTCTAAAACATTCTACATAGACAAAATTGTTAGTTCTAGTAAATCTAATGAGAACTCAGAGTTCTTCATATTCCATCTTCTGGAAGACATTGCATACACGGCAAGTCTTAGCAATATCAATAAATCTTACTCTGGTAATCCCGAAAAGATAATACA